CTATGTAAGGAGCATTGCTGCGGTCTACCGATATGCAGCGGGTCTGCCTGATGGGTGAGTTGGGCGAACGCTTCGGCGCTGAGCACACCTACTACAACCTGCGAAACGGCGCTGACGCGATCAAACTTCTGTGCATCAACATGCCGGAGTTCAAAGATTATTTGTTGACATCAGAAGAAAACGGGATTGGTTATCAAGTTATTCAGGGCGGTGTTGATTTTGAATATGAAGACTTACTTTTGCCGTTTGGCGAGCGCGAGTTAGTCATTGTTCCAGTTGTTAGTGGCAGTGGTGGTGGCAGCACCGGACAAATTTTGGCAGGAGTGGGATTGGTGGCTTTTGCAATCCTCACGGCTGGAGCTGGTGCTGGATTCCTAGGACTTGGCGCTGGTTTGACAGGAACAGCGGCTACAGGTCCTTTGGCTGTTGGTTTTGCGGTTCAAAGTGGTTTTGTGCTCGGCAGTGCCGCCTCCACAATTATCGGCGCATTTGGGGCGAGCCTACTTTTAAGTGGGGTAGCTTCAGCGCTCTCGCCGCAACCTCAAGTGCCAACGCTTGGTGGGTATGGCGGAAACACGTACGGCGGGAGCGGTCGGATGGGCAGCCGCAACCGCACCAACGGTCCAGAAAATGTCACCTCCGGCATCGACGGTCAGCAGTCCTACGCCTACACAGGCGCTGCAAACTCTGTCGGTGTTGGCGCCACGGTGCCACTGGCTTACGGCAAAGTGCTGATCGGCAGCCACCTGCTCAAGTCCAAATTCCAGATTGCCGACGAATCTGATCCGGTGCTGACCAGCCTTCGCGCACCAAGCACTGACACAATCCGGCTGGGCAACGAAATACTGACCAACGAGTTTTCCGATAAGTCCGGTGTTATTGCCCGCCGTGTTTATCAGACAGCATTTAATACGCAGGCATACTTCGACCCTGTTAGCGCATATGGCGTCACCAACAGCACGCAACTAATCCGCACCGACGTTCAAAACGAGCGGCGTTATGCATCGCTGCAGGTCTATGGCGGCTACCTAGCCAGCGTGGAGCAATACTCAGATTTCAATGTTGCACTGTCACTGGAAAACGGTCTCTACGATCAGGCTGGTGGCACTGGTACAACTTACGTTGACGGCTACATCAGCTACGAGATCAAGGTCTACCGAGGCACTGTTTTAGATGATGGCTTCCTCGTCGCCGCTGACTCCGCCACCATCCAAGGTCTGATCTTTGAAGGCCAATTCTTCGGCTGGATGCACCGCCTGGAGCTTGGCGACATTGAATCCGAAAGCATTGTCAGCGTTCAGGTTGAAGTGATCTCGGCGGAAACTGTGGCCAATGGCTCCACCGGCTCAAACCCGATCTACCTTCGCCTAAATAGCGTCGGCTACCAGCTCTACTGACATGGCACTTAATTCCGTCACAACAATCAAGGTGCTGGATCTTCTCTGTGAAGGTCCGATTGGTGGCGTCATTAACGGCCTGCAGGGTACATACCTCAACGAAACACCAATCCAAAACAGCGACGGCACCTATAACTTCAAACCCGAAGATATTTCGTCGGCTTCTTATGTCGGTGCGGCACGTCAGGGTGCAACGTACTGGTTTAACGACGGCACCTCACAAATTGTTGAAGTCAACCAAGAGATTGGCGAAAACTACAGCGAAGACCTGAACAGCAATAACGAAGTTGTTAATCGCAAGTACGGCAGCGGCAGTGTCACGCGCCAGATCACTGATCCAACGGTCAACAATGTAGAGCTGCTGTTTACCATTCCGAAGCTCTTTTCCGTCGCGCAGGAAAGTCTCGCCAAAGGTCAGCTATTCGGTGGCACGCTTCAGATCCTGATTTACGTGCAGGCCAAAGGCAGCGGCACCGGTTTCCAGCTCGCCTCCAACAAAACTATCACTGGCGTTTCCACCAACAATTACCAATACAGCACCGGCATCATCAACCTCAGAACATTTGGCGCCGGTCCTTGGAATATCAAAGTTCAAAAGGTAGATCTGGGTGAAGGCCACTTTGAGATCAAATACACCAGCTTCCAAGACACACCGCAGAACACACCGATTGCCAGCAACCGAGGCAATCAAATCATTTGGTCGTCCTATACCGAAACGATCTCTCAAAACGTCAACTACAACTATTCGGCGCTGAATGAACTGGCGATCTCAACCAAGGCGTTCAACAGCCTGCCATCGCGTGCCTATCTAATCCGTGGCCGTCTGGTTCAGATCCCAACTGGCGCGACCGTTCTGGGTGATGGCAGCCTCGCCTTCAACGATTCCAGCTTCAACGGTGCGGTTCAGACCGCTGAGAAGTGGACGAGCTGCCCAGTTTGCTGCTTCTACGACCTGCTCACCAACCGTCGCTATGGCGCTGGTCAGTTCATCACCTCGGCCAACCTGAGCTGGATCGACCTGTACCCAATCGCCAAATACGCAAACCAGCAGGTGATCAACCCAGACGGCACCAGGGAACCGCGCTTCTCGTGCAACGTAGTTATCGGTGATCGCGCCGAGGCGTACAACGTCCTGATGGACATGGCTTCGGTATTCCGAGGCATCCTGTTTTGGTCGAACAACGTCATCCAAGTCGCAGCCGACCACGGCAACCTTGACGGCACTGCGCTTGCGGCCTCGCACATCTACACCAATGCCAACGTCGTCGGTGGTGTGTTTGAGTATTCCGGCAGCTCGCTCAAGACTCGTAGCACCAGCGTGCATGTTCGCTACAACGACCCGGAAAACTTCTACCGCCCGAACGTTGTTGTCGTTGAAGACGCCGCGCTCATCGCTAAGTACGGCTACATCGTCAAAGAGCTAATTGGTTTTGGCTGCACGTCGAAATGGCAGGCGCAGCGGGTCGGCCTGTGGACGCTCAAGACCGAGGCGCTCGACGATGAAGTGATCTCGTTCAGCACTGGCCTGCAGGGTGCCGTGGTGCTGCCGGGTCAGATCTTTGCCGTTGCCGATTCACTCCGCCAAGGCACCCGCATCTCCGGTCGCGTCTCCTCCTCCACCACCAGCGCCATCGTTGCTGACCAGTCGATCACGTTGCCGTCTGGCTCGAACCCACAACTGACCTGCCTGCTGCCCAATGGCACGGTCGAAACCCGCAACATCAGCAGCGTTTCCGGCAGCACCATCAACGTCAGCAGTTCCTTCACCGCTGCACCCAACGTGCAGTCCATCTGGTCAATCACCACCAGCAGCGTTGCCAATCAAAAGTTCCGTTGCATCAGTGCATCAGACAACGGCGACGGCACCTACGCAATCACCGGCTTGGTGCATAACGACAGCATCTACGCCTCGGTTGATAACGGTCAGAACCTGCAGTTCCCGGACATCACCACGTTTGATTCCGCACCGCCGTCAGTCAGGAACATCGCCTTTAACGCCGGTCAGGTGCGCGACGGCACGGTGCTGACTACGCAGGTCAACATCTCTTGGGCAAAAGGCGCTGGTGGTGCCACCTTCGGCTACGACGTTACTTACAACACCGCACAGGGCAACAGCCGCACAGTTCGCACCAACAACCCAAACATTGAAATAATCGGCCTACCCGAAAGTTTCCAGCTGCTGGTTTCCGTCACTGCATACGGATTGGGATTTAACAAGAGCGCACCAGCGGTTTCAGCAACTTTTACCGTTCCATCGTTTGCATCAACGGCCAACCCAACGGGTTCTGTTCAGCAACTACCGATTGATCCTGAGAACGTCACGATTGAACAGATCGCCAACAATCAGGTGATGCTGCGTTGGTCGCGTCCGATTGCAGCACCCGGCTTCCTCACCGCAATCATCCGCCATAGCACTAAGACCGATGGCACCGGCGAATGGCAGGACTCGACCCTGTTGACGGATCGTGTTGGCGCTGAAACCACCTACGCCCTGCTGCCCAAGATCGACGGCGAATATCTGCTCAAGTTCCAAGATCCGGCTGGCCTGCGGAGTCAAAACGCTACCAGCGTCGTCTTCGATCAGCCCGACGCCATCCCGCCACTAAGCATTACTACCGTCCGTGAAGACACCACCAGCCCGCCGTATCAAGGCCAGTTCGATGGTGCGTTCTACTCGGATGAATACGACGCCGTGGTGATTGACGGCACGGAAACCATCGATGAAGTGCTGGATTTTGACGCCATCGGCTCAATGGACTTCAGCGGTGAGCAACGCCTAGGCGGTCGCTATTACTTCACCAACATCGTTGACCTTGGCGCAAAGTTCACCGTTGATTTCCGCCGCACGCTCACCACTCGCGGCCTGTACCCAGCCGACACAATCGACAGCCGTTCAGAACTGATCGACCGCTGGAGCGATTTTGACGGCGCCTTGGCTGATGACACCAGTGCCGATGTCTACTTCCGTTCCAGCGACGTGGCCACCGTCGATACCTTCATGCTGCTGGAGGACGGCGACAAGCTGCTGCTGGAGAGCAGCCCAGACCGCTTTGAGCTGGAATCTGACATTGATTTTGGCGAGTGGTTCCCGATGTACAACGGCAGTTACGCCGGTCGTCAGTTCCAGTTCAAAGTTGAGCTGATCAGCGCCCGCACAGACCAGACACCACTGATCGACGAGCTGGGCTATGAAATGGTCATGCAGTCCCGCACGGAGAACAGCGGCACAATCACCAGCGGCACCGCATCCTACGCCGTGACCTACGCGAAGGCGTTTTACCAAACACCAGCTTTGGGTCTGACCGCTTTTAATTTGAACACTGGCGATTACTATGAGATCACATCCGCTAGTCGCACTGGTTTCACCGTGACCTTCCGCAACAGCGCCGGAACAGCGGTCAGCAGGCAATTCCAGTACGTGGCCAACGGTTACGGCACCCAACAGGCTTAACGATGGCAACCCACGATTACATCATTAGCAATGCCTCCGGCGCTGCAGTTCGTGCTGACCTGAACAACGCGCTGGCTGCCATCGCAACCAATAATTCCTCCGCCACTGAACCAACGACAACCTATGCCTACCAGTGGTGGGCGGATACGGGCAGCAGCCCAACGGTCATGAAGCTGCGAAATTCAGCGAACTCGGCATGGATCACACTGTTCCAGCTCGACGGCGAGTGGAGTCTGATTCCGTTTGAGAACGGCACGGCTGCTGCACCGTCGATCTACTTCAAGGACAGCGGCACCGATACGGGTCTATTTAGTGGCGGCACGGATCAGGTCAATATCACGACGGGCGGCACTGAGCGCGTTGAATGGGGCACAAGTGAAGTTGTATTTAATGACAGCGGTGCTAACTACGATTTTCGCATTGAAGGCGATACCAATGCCAACCTGTTCTTTGTTGATGCCTCGGCAGACGCTGTAGGGATTCGCACTACTAGCCCTGGAGCAACTCTAGACGTAAATGGCAAACTGCGACTAAGTTCAACTGAGGACAGTCAACTGGAATGGGTCACAGGCGCGCAGACATGGCGCAGCAATGTCGTCAGCGGCGGCAAGTGGTATCTCTACGATGTCACTAACGCTAAGTTCCCGCTTGATGTTTCTGCAAATTCTACGTGCAAGCTCGACATAAACACGTCGCACGTTGCGTTTACGACCAACGCCTCCGAACGCGCCCGCATCGACAGCTCCGGCAGGCTGTTAGTTGGCACGTCTACTGCGCGTAGTAATTTCTTTAATACCACTTTTGCAACATCAATTCAATTAGAAGGCACCACTTCTGTAAGCTCCAGCCTGTCTTTAGTCTCAAATAGATCGACTGCAGAACAGTTTGATCAGCCCGTGCTTGTTCTTGGACGTAGCGGCGGCACTGCGATTGGAAACAATACTGTTGTTGCAAACACCAATGCTGTTGGTTCCATATCTTTTCAGGGTAACGATGGTACAGAGTTTGTAGCACTTGCTGAAATTACCGCATTTGTTGACGGCACACCTGGCGCCAATGATATGCCTGGGCGTCTTGTATTTTCTACCACCGCCGATGGAGCGAGCAGCCCGACGGAGCGGATGAGGATTTTGAGTGGTGGCGGTGTGGTAATCGGCACGACATCTTTTGCTGGTGTTGGTCTTTCTTTAAGCAGTCCAGTAGCGTCTGGCATTTACTCTCGGACTGATTCAACCGGAAGCACTAACCATCTCCGATTTGAAAATCCCAATGGAGTAGTCGGCAGCATTACGACTAATGCTTCTGCGACCGCCTACAGCACCTCCTCCGACTACCGCCTCAAGGAAAACGTTGTCTCAGTCGCTGACGGCATTACCCGCCTGCAGCAACTGAAGCCCAGCCGCTTCAACTTCATCGCTGATCCAAATAAAACAGTTGATGGTTTCCTTGCTCACGAAGTTCAGGACGTTGTTCCCGAAGCGATAACTGGCAAGAAAGATGACGTAGATGCTGACGGCAACCCTAAGTATCAAGGCATCGACCAATCGAAGCTGGTGCCGCTGCTGACCGCTGCGCTGCAGGAAGCCATCGGTCGCATCGAAACCCTGGAAGCTGAAGTAGCAGCCCTCAAGGGCGCGTAGTCCTACTCACTAACCACCATCAACAACCGCCATGGCTGACCGGAAGATCACAGACCTGACAGAACTCACCGCACCAGCGGCGGATGATCTGCTCCCTATCGTCGATAGTTCCGAAGCCACGGCGGCCAACAAAAACAAGAAGATTCAATACGGCACCTTCCTGCGAAATCTGCCCAGCGGCACCGTTGGCGCACCCAGCCTTGCCTGGACCGCAGACACTGGCGTCACGGGCATCTACCGCTCAGCCGCCAACGAACTGGCGTTCACCACCAACAGCACCTTTGCCGGTAAATTCAGCACCACTGGATTCCAACTCGGCACTGGTACGGCTGCAGCCCAACTGCACCTATTCAGCAGCGACACGACCGATCAGGTCATCATCGAAAACACTGATGCCGGCCTAGACACCGCGCCTGACGTGGTGCTGTACCGCAACAGTGCCAGCCCCGCAAATAACGACAACCTCGGCAACATCGAGTTTCGCGGCAAGGACAGCGGCGGCAACGATCACGCCTACGCCCAGATCCTCTCAACGATTGGCACAGTCACCAACACCTCAGAGGTTGGCATCCTCGACCTGATGACCGCCGATGCATCTGCTCCGGCAATGCGTGTTCGCCTCAGAGGCTCGAACGTCGGCATCAGCGAGGCAACACCACTATTCCCGCTGCACGTCAGCTCCACGATTACCAGCACTGCGCTGCAGGTTCAATGCACAGCAAATGATTCAGCCAGCGGCGCTGACATCACGCTCTACCGCCGCCGTGGTGCATCCACCGTTGGTCAAAACAACGACCTGCTCAGCACGATCTATTGGCGCGGCCACAACGACAACGCCACCACAGAGCAGGTGGATTATGCCGCCGTCGAAGGCAGCATCGTCAGCGTCACCAACAACTCGGAGTTTGGCCAACTTGCCTTCAAGGTGCAGAACAGCGGCACGATGAGTACTCGGCTCACGCTGCAAGCCGCCACGCTGACCCTTGCCGATGCCCTGAACATTGCCGTTAACACCACGACCGGCACCAAGATCGGTACGGCCACCACGCAAAAGCTCGGCTTCTATAACGCCACGCCAGTGGTGCAGCCTGCAGCCATCGCCGATCTAACCGTCACCGCCACCACCGGCACGCTGCCTACGGCTACGGGTTCACAGGTAATCGCTGATGCAGCAGCGCCAACCAATGCCGAACTGCTGA